AATATCAGTTATTAAATGAGAAACGTTTTTTAATTCAACAATTGGTGAATCTGGATGATCTAATTCCCCCATAGCACTTCTCATTTTAACTTTTTCTTTATATTTTTCTGCTTCTCTATACAAGACTTCTCTCGGATATATACGTCCGTTATGATTTTTTGTATTTGCTTTTTGAAGTAATTTATCCTGAATAAGTAAAGGCTTAGTTGGGTCTTTAACTGATTCTTCAATCAATTCGGGACTTAAATCTAATTCATACCATTCAGAAATTACGCAGCGATTATTCATTTTCTATCCTTTAGTCTTTGAAAATTGAACCCTAGATTTTTTAGGATCAAAAGTTTGTGAGCCTAGAATTTTATTAATAGCAGCTTCAGTAGGTTTAACAAAGTCTTTAAAAGGGATAGTATTCATTTTTCCGTCTTTACTCTGAACTGGATCCCCATTATGATCAATATCATTTACTGTATCAATATTAAATTCAAATTCAATAAATTGACTTTTCCCTGCACGAGCTTGTTCAGCTGCAATGTCATAAGTAAATATAATACTACCAGGATCAAAAAATTTATCATCAAAACAATCCCTGAATTTTCTTTTCATCATATCAATCTCTTTTTTAAATTCTATCATTGCTACTTTAGCAACAGAATCGGGATCACTAGTAGCAACTGATTTCGCATTTAAAACTGAAAGCTTTGGTTTAACCCATGAGGACAAAGTTATATATATTGCTTCAGGACGATTTTTATTTTCTATAGCCCCAATTTCTGCTTTCCAATTCTTATCTTTAAGATTTGCTTTAACCTTTGTTCCTGGGCCAAAGGACCCTTCTTTAATAATAGACTCACCTAAAGCTTTATCAATTTCTTTTTGTCTTTTTGGCTTGACACCCTTATTCATTTTTGTTATTCCTTTATTATATAACGCACTCCAAGGATATCTTACTCTGTCCATATTTCCTTCAATAAATCTGAATTTAAAATAATTGGGATCAGCAATTTGTGCTTCTTTCTTATCCCAAACTCCGCCCTTTATAGCCAACTGTTTAACTACTGCGCCAAGTTCGTCATAAGCAGAATTAAAATCTTTCCATTTACCTCTAAATTTTTTGCCATCTACAGTTTCAATATTAACCCTGTATTTTTCCCCAACTTTATCAACATGGGATTTACGAGCTTCAGTTAATTCTATATAGCACTCTTTAATAATAACAGATGCAGTTGGCTTTAATGGATATTCCATTCCCTTTCCATCCACTTTATATTTTGTAGGGCTGGATTTGATTAACTTTGCCTTATCAGGATCATTCATTAAATAAAAAAAATCACCAACTTTTAAATCTTTAAAGTTCTTTCTTCTTTCTCTTTCTTCATTTAATTCTTGATAGCATTCTCTAATTAATTTTTTTAATTCATTACGATCCATTTTTAAATCCTTTATGATTGAGCCCAGACCATTGCAGCATTTAGTCTTCTTGCGGCTTCTTTCCAAGCCTTTGTAAATTGTCCTCGAACCATTACATAATCAACGCCTTCTCTATCGGTATGAAAGTCGATATCTTTATTTGTTTTTGTAAAATACCATCCTCCATTACCTCTAGGTTTTTTTCCATGTGCTGCTTCAAATCGCCAAGTATCAACTTCTGCTTCTTGAACAATATTTATAGATTCGTTAACATAATTCTTTTTATAATATTTATTCATTAATGTCGACCAATCGCCGGGTTTCATATCTTTATAATTTATTGTAGACAATTTTAATTTTTTTGCAAGATATTTTTTCTCTTCTGGTGAAATATCGGTTTTCCACCATTGTTTCATATTTTCCCAATTGTTTTTTCCTTCGTTCAATTCCCGATAACATTCTTTGATAAGATTTTTTAATTCAGACTTTTTCATTTAAACTCCTAAGCTCTTCTAATAATTCATAAGCATTTAAAATGTTTTTAGACGTGCACTCATTGCTAAGAATTTCTATACTTTCCTGCACTTTATTGGATAATTCGGCATCTAAAATATCCATTTTTTGGATATTATCCATTAAATTATCCAATTCTTTTATTTGATTGTTAAATAGTTCATTGATCTTAGATTTATTATTGTTTCTGAGAATATTAAAAATCTTTCGATCATTTTCGTCTAACTTTGAATAATATTCTTTATTGAATTTTTTAATAGCAACCTTAATAACGTGTTTTGGCTCAAGAAACTTCAAAGAGCTGTTGGCCAATTCACTATTAGAAATTTCGCTTAATTGTTTTTTATCATTTTTTATTATTTGTACATGTTCCGTTATTGTTTTGAGAGACTCAACATATGAATGCACATCTAAATCATCTTCACTCGTAGTATATTTGATTAACCGAGCTATATGGTAATTTATATCTGTTGATTTTGTTTTTTTAGGATTGAATTTTGTTTCTAATAAAGCATTATAGATTTTAATATCTTCGAAGGAATATTTTTTTAATGTATTAATGGTTTCAGTGACAAATAATTGAGCAGAATCCATTCCGTTAACATAAGATTCATTTAAATTATGATATACTTTAAACTGATCTCTAAGTACCGGTTTAAGATTCACATAAGAAATAAAATCTTTAGCTAAACCTTTAGATTCTTTTTCATTACCTTCCATTACAAGAAGTATACATTTTTTTGTCATTGAGTTTAAAATTGTTCCAAAATTCACTATTAAATCTCCTAAAGATATTTTTAGCTATAATAAAATATTAATCATTTAACCTTTTAAAATTAGGTATATCTGATTTATTTTTTAAAGCATCAATTTTTTCAACAGTAAGATCTTCCATTTCGTGGATATAATTTACAGGATTCTGAGAATTCAATCTTCCACTGTTGATTAATTTATGTGAGGAATAAAGCGGTTTCTTTTCCCTCTTTGCACTCTTTATAGCTAATAATTTATCTATCATCTCTGATACTGTTTCACCAGTTTCAGCATCTTGATATTCATATCCTTCTGGGGGTTGATCTGGAAGATCTTGTCCACCGGAAGTAAATCCTCCCCCTCCTTCTTCTTCTCCCATTTCAGGAGCTTCTGGTTGTGAAACAGATTCTATTTCTAATTTCATTTTACCTTCTAGATATTGTTGTTCAAGAATCTTTTTCATTTCTTCTTTTGAGAACTCAAAAATATTTTCCATTCCCCATGCCCATGATACGGGGGATAAAGTTGTTTCATCCCAAAGGGAATCAAAAGTACTTGCCTTTTCACTTAGAATTTCTAATTTCTGAAGCTCGGATTGTGAAGAAGGATTAGTTAGCTCCAGGGAAAAAGACATAAGCTGATCTTTGTCTCTTAAACCAAGAGCAAATAAATGTGTAATAGCAATTTGGGTTAAAGTTGTAATTGCTGCTTGTTGAATTCTATTAATTGTTCTAGCAAAGCGAGCATCTTCATTTGATAATGTTGCCTTAGCATTAATATCTTCATCATAAGTCAAGAATGCCTTTGGAACTTTAAGAGCAGCAAATAATTTCTTTTGCATATATTCAATGTCAGCAATTTCATCTAAGTTTGATGCCCCGGCCAATGTATCAATTTCTGAATTCTTTTCATTACGACGAGGAATAATAAAATCCTCATCAATTGCCATTGTATTATATTTTTGATTTATATTTCCAGTGTTTTGATCCACTTGAGGGGCTCTTTTAATTGTGTTTTTAATTTTTTGGATATATTCAGGAACATCCGCTGGATCAATATTTCCGACATCAATATAAAATACTCTTCTTTCTGGAGCACGACTGATGCGATAGATCATCATTGCATCTTCAGCCATTGTTAATTGTTTCCAAATCATTCTTGATGATTCTAATGCAGAGGTTCCATATGGAAGTCTTTTTTGATCATCAGTTAATCTAAAATGAGCAACTTGCCAAGCAGCAAATTGTGTATCATATTCTTCCCAATTAAATTTTACAGAATTAATAGATCCATCATATGATTCTTCTCTTTTAATATCAAGAGGATCCATATCTAAAAATCCAACAACACCTTTTCCGGGTCGAACATCTAAGACAGAAAAATGATCCCCGAATTTACACATTGAACGAATCCAATACCAAAGATTATGATCAATATCCAAAATTTCTTCAAATAAATTTGTTAAAACGTTTTGAATTCGTTCTTGATCTGTAATAATATTCAGAATTTTTCCTTCTTGATTTAGAGTAGTACATTCATCAGCAAAAATATCAAGAGCAGAAGAAATCTCTGGTGTATATTCCATGCTTCTAAAATCATTAATACTCTTACGACGATCAACATCTAAATTTAAGGTTTGAATATATTGATTATAAGAAAGTTTAGCAAATTGATCATCAAGAAAGGATTGATGCTTTTTTAATGTCGGAGCATCTAATTTTTCAGGATCAGTTATATATTTTTGACCTAAGCCTCTTTTAATAAGAATTGATAATTTACCTGGAAGGTCTATGCTACTATCGCTTAATCTCCCGGAACCAATATCAAAAATCTCTTTTGATTTCAATCCCATTGCATTTCTAGATGTTCCTCTATAATTTGCCATTATTCCCTACTTTTTTATAAGCCAAGAAATATCTTCTTCTTGCCCTTGTGAATTCGTCATAACCCATGGATTTACTCCGTGTTGGTTTTTCTTTATTGACATATTTAAATTGTCAATTACTTCATCTGCCTCTGTATAATTATTCGATATTCCTTTTAGAGTTTCTTCCAATAATAATTTCGAATCTGTAATGTCCTTTAATGTCGTAGCTACTACTAATAATCCGATCCCTAAAGAAATACATAAATCGTCATTATATCCTGCCGTTGCTTCTGGTTTTCCATTATTCCAGATCAACGTTCTCAATTCATTTACAGTTCTTATCGAATGAATTTTAATATTTAAATTTCTAACGTCTTCTTCTAATTGTGAAACTAATAATGGTCTGGATGCCGAAGTTGTTTGGAATCCTGGAACCATATTTTCCTTATCCCTAAAAGCTCTCTCTAGCTTTTTTTTATTCCTAGCATTAAATTGCCCCTTCATGGAATAAAATTGATTTGGATATTTCATTTCTTGCAATTTTAAACAAGTTGCATATCCAATACTATTTGCTTCAACTACCATTAATCCCTTATTATAATCTTCGCCCAATTTATATAAAAACTTTGCATATAAATCCGGTGGTAGTTTTGCTTTGTATTCGGCAACTTGTTCCAAATTGGATAATTTGATTACATGACAAGCAGAATAATCTTGACCATCACCTCTTGCCACATCACCTACTATTAAATATTCCTCGTTCTCTATTGGTTCTTCCCAAATCCATAAATTATTATCAAATCCCGAAATTCTAATAGGGGGTTTGACGTATTTATTTTCCATTTTATTGAGGTGCTCTTCAAGGATAACATTATCACCAGAACCCAAAAAGTTCATATCTAATTCTTGGGCTACTTTTCGGGGATCTCCAAGTTGTTTTTTCTGCTCTTCATACCAAGGAGAAGTAGGCATTATTTTTTCATCACAGAATTCACATTTGTCGTCCCAAATATGTTCTTTTTCCTGTTTTTTCCCACATTTGGGACTTGTACAATTCCATTCTAAATCTTTTGCATAAATAGGATTTTGTGTCCAGTGAATAACAATCGGATTAAAATCGGATTCTTTATTTATAGCATTCAACCATTGTTTATGATAAAAATTTCCAACACCCTTTGGTGTTGAAATAATTAAAGCAGACCCCCCCATTGATAGTGTTGGAAAAGCTGCAGCCCAAAGATCATCAACTTTACTAGATTCAATAATTGCAGCTTCATCGATTACTAATAAAGATAAAGATTCAGAACGTCCTGCATTTGCAGTTGTTGCTTGGGCTGATACTCGAGAACCATTCCCAAATTCTAAACTTTTCTTATTGTCTGAAGTGATAGTTGGAACCATCCATTGTGGAGATTTTCTAATGAAGGTTTTAACCTTTCTAATAAATCCTTGAGCATTATCCTGTTTGTCTGCAACAATAACTATTTCTTTTGCTTGAAAAAAGCAAACCATCCAAGCAATATATCCTGCAGCTAAAGTTGAAAGTCCCGTTTGTCTAGATTTAAGAGTTATATTGAATCGATGATTTTGGAAGTCCTTTAAACCTTCTTTTTGATATTCATAAAGATTAAAAGGAACATACCCCTTTTTTGCATTATAAACCTTACCATAATTTTGGAGATAGTATTCACAAGACTTTGTGCATTTTAATATCTCAGAATACATTTCCTTTTTAGTTAATCTAGAACTTCCCTTTTTAATGCCCAATTTTTTCTCCTTTTTCCTAAATAAATATCTAATATAATTATTTTAATATATCTACACAAAAAAACGGGGACCGAAGTCCCCGTTTAGGTTTAAATATTTAAGATTTTTTAGGAAGCAACTGTACTGAAGTACTTGAAAAGATCTTCTTCCAGAGCCCGTCCTCGAATAACCTTACCCTTTTCCCGAATCATGTGATGCTCAATTACAGATTGGAAAGCATTGTAGATATCCCAAACTGTAATAGTGTTGAATCGGATATTGGTATTCTTAGCGATTTCCGCCATAACCAGATCCTTATATCGACGGGGGAAGGTAGACTTCTTGTCTTCAAGAATCTGATCAATCTGAAGCTCAATAGTATCGGCCGGTCGACCGATATTAGCCATCCGATGGAAAGTATGAAAATGAGAACCTTCAGAAATAGAAGCCAGGATCTTTTCTACAATAGATTCAAAGTCCTGATTCTTAGAATGAATAGCCGAAAATCCAGCCATCTTCATCGGGATTCTCATACCGTTAGTACAAGCCAAACGATAAATAGTAGCTTCGGGACGATACTTCAAAGAACCATCCAGAGAATTAACTACTGATACGCCAGGCCAAACCGAATCATTGCTATGATCCCCTACTTCAAATTCTTCACCGGGGAAATAGATGTTAGCGAACATCTTAGCTCCACCATCAACGAGATTAACTCTCTTGAAGGTCTTAAGTCCCCGACTTTCCAAATTGCGAATAATAGGATCCAAAGCTTCGGCATGAGTGAGAACCTTATAGTGAGATCCAACAGTACCGATAACCTCTTCAGTGTCTTCCCGAACGATCGCCCTCTTCCCGGGAACAATCAAGCCCGAGGGAGTAGTAAGTTCTTCTTCCCTAACGGTAAATTGATAAGCTTCCATGTGTTCAGTTGGAGTTCCACGTTCACCCATATCCAATACGGGCTCAGTGATCGTCTGTGTTTGAGTTTCCATTATGTAACCTCCGGTTTGTAAATTAACCATTTTTATTGTGACCTGTATATTATACAGTATTTAAGTCAAAAAGTAAATAAAATTATTCATCTTCATCATACTTTTTTCGAGCATATTTAAAGTGGGATCTAGCTCCCCCTTTAAGTAATCCCTTCCCCGATTTTATCTCTTCTAGTAAACCCAATGCTTTTTCTGAATGTTTTTTATCCCCATAAAACCAATGTTCCTTAGTATTTTTCTTTTCACCGGGTTCAAAGGGAATTCCATATTTTGGCATAAGAGCAATTTTTTTATCTGGATTATAATAGCAACCCTGGCATTGATTGGCCACTTTGCATCCAAAAAATGCTTTATGGGGACAATTTTCTGGAAATTGATTCTTCCATTTTTTTGCTTTGGTAGTTTTCTTTTTTGTGATCTTCTTTTTGGGAGCTTTGTTTTTTCTTTTGCAAGAACCACAGAAAAACTTTTCAGTGATCATTTCATTTGTAAGTTTTTTTACTGATTTCCAGATCCCACATTCATAACATTGAATTTCAATTTCGGAATAATCCCCAGTAAGTAAAGTCTTAGAAGAACGTTCTCTTAAGATCCCGTCTACCTTTAGTGAATTAATCATTTTAATAACCTTTGATTAAATGTCCGAATCCAAGTCTTCATCTAAATCATCTGACTCTAAAAGCCAATTATCAGGGGGAATATTTTCTACTAAAAACATTCTTCTCCCTTTACCAGCTAATAAAAACGTTTCCCCGTCTGTAGTATATGCTCGGGGGATTTTTCCAAGATCAACTCCTATTAGATTATCCAGTATAATATTTTCTTTTGCTTTAAATCCGTTATAATCGTTTACCAATTTCCCTTGAATATATTGTGGCATTTCAAATACGTCATCATATTTGATAATCCAATGAGAGATAATTGGGGGAGCATTTTTTAATGTTAGATCTTTCATAGTTGATCTCCTATCAGTTAAGAGTAAATATCTTAACAATGACAGAAAGAATATAAAATGGAATAGCAATAATAATTGCGATTGTCCAGACAATCAACCACGGGAGTTTTCCTAAAAAGGTAAGCATTGTTATGGCCTTTCTGGCTTAGGAGCCTGTTCATTTCCCCAAGGCTTTCCACTGAAATGGTGATTAAAAAATCCTTCAAGCAAAGTGTAGAAAGCTTCACCATGTTCATCAGCAAGTCTTCTCAGTTCCTTGATGCTACGTTCACCAGCAACCCAATAACGATGGTCATCAGAGAAACAATAATACCAATCGTGCTTTTCCAGCATATCATAATATTCTTGAATAGTCATTTTTAACCAACTTTCTGCATCTGAAGTTTCTTAGCTTCCCGCTCAATCTCATTCCTATCGAGATCAAAGAATTCGATCATATCAATAATCTTTTTTCTTTCACCTCGAAGAAACCATTCAAACTCAATTCCACAAGAACCAGTAAGTCCATAATCAATAAAGGCAATTTCCTGAATAAACTTTTTAGTTAGGTCTTTCATTTCTCTCTCCTTACCAGGAATGATCCTGATTATATTCCATGATCAGTTCACAATAGTGAGATTCGGATTCCAAAATATCAAGCATTTCGGAATACTTTTCCCTTCGTTCCCACATTCGATCCAGATCAAAATTACCATTTCCGAAACTGTAATTCTTGAGCATTCGATCCAATTCAGTAATCAAATCCTGCATTGAAACGATAACCTTACGGCAGTGAAGATAACGTCCATACAAAGTCATTTTACTTTCCTCCTAAGAAAGATCTTCAACAACTACGAAAGCATTGTGGTCCATGAGAGCTTGATCAATTCCTCGGCCAATAAAGAATTCTTCACGAGGAGCAGCGTAATAGGAAACATTGAACTTCTCGCACCAATCCATCAGGATCTTGGAACGGGTTTCCCAATCAAGACGATAATTGTAAGGAACCTTGAAATTGTTCTTACCAAGAAGACGATCCAGAACGGTGCAAATACCAAGGACCGTCACGCCATCCCATGCTGCAAAGGCCGGAATCTCGGAGGGGTGGATGTTAGTATTCACCCACTGGATCCGGTTGGTCTTGACTCGCTTATTCATGAATAACTCCTTGTAAAAATTCTGTTTTAACTATGTATATTATACTAAAAACCAATAAAAAAGTAAATAAAAAATGGGGAAAAGTTGATCCTCTACCCCATTTAATTTAATTTTGCTAAGTTATTATTTTACATATACATAATGAGCTCCTATACGTGTGTATAAGCGCGCGTTTTTTTGGACATCCTATCATAAAGGGCCTTGGGTTTACGTTGAGTACAGGTCAATCTGGGGACACTTCTTCACCGACTTTATCAATCATACGATTGAGATACCAGCGGGCTTTCTGAAGATCCTCTAGGTCTTTGCCCTTATCCCTGAACCTGAGCAAATACTTGAGGACATTGCTCATATTATAAGCAACCATTGGATTTTTCTCAATTGATATACACATTTCAATAATGTCAATTGCTTCCATTGAACGATTGCAATAATGTGATGGATGATTTATTGGGTCTGTTTCCTTTTGATCTGTTATTCCACATCCGCACCTTCGAATATCATCATTCATTCTTTTTACGAACCTTTCCATTTCATCATCGTCACGTTCTTTCATGTCAATTTGTGCCCATCTTTTGTATTTTGCCATTTCAGGACTTGCCATATGTTTTTCATATTTTTCAATATATTTGTCCCATTTTGGATTTTCCATATGTTCTTTTTTTGTAAAATGATGGTTTGGATAACTCAGTAACGACCAACAATGATATTTTGTATCCCAAAAAAATTTATTTCCCCACAATTCTTCAGGAACAGGGGTGTTTTTTGCCAATTCAATTTCAGCATTTAATTCATCAATGACTGCTTCTTTCAATGATTGAGTTGAAAGGGAAAGTTCCCTTTCCGTATAATGATGATGTGGACAACATGATACACAATTTATATCAAAACACCAAGTTCCTCCACAATCAATCATCGCCTTGCCTTTCGACTAAAACCAAGCAACATTGACCAAGGCCCATACTGAGGATTTCCAATCCAATTCTTTTCCCAGTCTTGTCTGCGATTTCTTTCCTTTGTTTCTGTGATATTTCTATTCATTCCATTTTGAATAGCGTCTCTTAAAAACCTTTGAGGAATAAGAGCAAGAAATCTTGCTTCAGGTACATGTAAATCCATTAAAATTCTCCTTCAATTTCTAGATGGTGAAGTTCTTCGAGCAAAGCAATTTTTTCATCACCAAGCATTGCAATTTCGGCTAAATACCAACTGATCCTATCTTCGTCAAATTCTTCTGATAACTCTGCCTTCAAAGTTCCCATTTCATGATCAATTTCAGCAATTTCAATTTCGATTTCTTTAATGCGAGACACTTTATTTTCCTCCGAATTTCTTGAACCATCCAAAGTGGTTCCCATTGTCATCATGGTCAGGTCTATGGCGACCATATTCGCCAAATACACCTAGCTTAACTTCAACTGACTTTACTTCAGGTTTTTCATATTTCTTTTTCATTTTTTCCTTCTTTCTTCATCATATTCCATATCAAACAGTTCATCCATTATCGATGTAACCATGTCCTCTGCATCCCAAATAGAATTGATAACCATTCCATCTCTAACAGCCTTTACATCGCTACATTTACATGCCGATGCTGCTTTCTGAAGTGCTATATATGCATCATCCAAATGATTCATTACAATAGGATCGGCACCGTGTGTTTCATTTCCCATTTTACTGCTCCTTTACCTCTTGATCATTGTAGCTTCGGCAATCATCTTCCAGCTACGGGGGCTGGTCTTGATGAAGCTAGCCAGCTGAAGGATAGTGCGGATGGAAAGAGACCGGAGAGTTTCCTTATGAGAATCCATCCAATCCATAATCTCATCAGCATGCATCTTGGAAACCCCAAGATCCTCGAGCATAGTAGTATTCCGAACCACCTGATTGATACGAACCATGATCTCTCGGGTCGAGTGAATCCCAAGATCGAGATAAACAGCTCGGTTAACCAGAGCGGCGAAGTGAGGAGAAAGCTTAGTACCCTTCTCAATCATTTCATCAAAATTCATATTGGTGATAAAAATAACCGTACCCTTGAATTCAAAGGTATTGTCAACACCTTCTTCCCGAAGGAAGCTAGAAGCGGACATCCAAGAAATCTGACGAGTACGACCAGTATCCAGAGCACCCTTCAGAAGGTTCAGAGATTCCTGATCATTGAAAATCGAATCAATGTCATCCAGAACCAGAACATCGCCCTCATTTTGGTGATTCCAGAGCTGGAGATAAAGACCGATGGGAGTACAAGAACCGGTCAGACAATTGAAACGGATCTTACCTTCACGCTTAGCCTTCATCAGCTTTTCGTCAACGGTGAAAGACTTACCGATACCGGGAGCACCGGAGAGAATCATTGTCTTGATCGTACGATTGATAACGCCATCGACCAGAGTTTCCATGACAGTGAAGCGATCCTCAATTTCCTGAGAAATCTCAGCATCGGACTTCAGGGATTCAGCAGTGATGATGTTGAAATCGTTTCGACCCACGTGAACCTTGATCTGCTTCGAATCGCGGATGATCCAAATGTAACCGTCTTTCTTCGAAGTATGACAGTTAACATATTCCTTAGCGAGGGGGAAAGAGCCGTTGATTTCTTGGGAATAGAAAAGACCCGACTTGATTTCAACCTGTGTCATTTGCTTTACCTTTCAGATTTGATGTTTTTTAACCTTAGGACAATTATACCCTAGCTAAATTAAAAAGTAAATAAAAAATCTTAAAAAGGTTCAACATAATTAACGTTAAAAATATCATCGGCCCCCTTATGTAAAGGCCCAGTTCTTGTATAAAGTGCAATATACCTAGTTCCCATATAATTAAATTCGATTATTCCGCTGTTATTTACATATGAAATATGTTTTTCATATTCCCAAGTAGTATGAAGATGACCTGGCCGACCTTCCAAATAAGCTAAAACTATTTTTTTAATCTCGGAATTGGGCACGTTTCTTATCTCCCTTTTTCTTATCCCTTTTCTTGCGTTCGATTTGCTTTTTCTTGCGTTCCTTGCGTTGAATTTCCTTCAAAAGCTCATTATTCTTAAAATACTTGTTCATTAGGATTTCTCCGGGGTAAAAATTTGGTCAACCTTAACCCACCACGTTCGGTTCTGGGCATCGGTATATTGAAGAATAGGTCTGCCGAGTTCATCGACCTTAGCATCTGGAAATTGGCTTTTAATCAAGTTCTGAATAATCTCCAATTGCTTCCGGCTTTCTTGAATGGTCATTTTTAGAATCTCCTAGTTAAAAAGTTTTAACTGACAGACCTAATAATACCATAAGAAAATAAAAATGTAAATAAAAATCTGGGGGAAAAATTAATTTCCCCCAATTATGTTATTCGATAACTTCAACAATAATTGGCTGTCCTGGTGTTCCAGGTGGTCCTTGGTCTGGCATATATGGGTCAGAAACTAGGGAAAATGGTCCCTGCCTTCCTATAATATCCACACCAGCAACCCTAACCTCATAAGTTTTGAAAAATTCGAAAACATTCAAAAACGTAAATTCAGTTGTGGGTGCAGTTCCACCAGCAATCCAGTTTCCACCATCAACACGATATTCAACTGTGTATTCAACTGCTGGAGAACCTTCAGTTGGTGCAGTCCAAGTATATTTCACAGATGAAACTGTCTGTGAAAAAGCTGTCCCAGCTAAGATAAGAACTCCAATTATAATTCCTAAAAATAATTTTTTCAAGTCATTCCTCCTATTTTTCTATGTTTGGAACTGGAGTGTAAGGTCTTGATTGTCTCGAAAAAGGGCCAGATATACCATACGAATTTACAGCATAAACTCTGCCTCTATACGAATTGCAATAGTCAATCATAGTTGTATCCAAAACATAAAATGTGTCTGTGGTAGAACCTATTGTAAAATAGTCTTCACCATTTTCTGATAATTGCACCATATATGTTAAATCTTGGGTGTTGTTTTCTGGAGGTGTCCATGCGATCTTTACTTTTCCAGTTTCAATTGATCCTGGTACATAATCTTTACAAGGGGATTTATTACAACCAGAAAGTAAGATAACAACCACAAAAGTAAAAACCATAAATATCCACTTTTTCATTTTTTACCTCCAATGATAAATATCATTATTCTTGGAAGTAAGGAAATTCTTCTTCGAAAAACATTGTTTCAATTTTAATATCAAATCCTCCAATATAATTATCATTCACCCTTAACCAAGCAAAGATATATTCACCATCGTCCTTTAAAATTTCACATGCTTTTTTAGGAATTTCATATTTCAATTCTCCATCAACTGAAATACAAATCTTTTCGGGTTCTGCCCATCCCCAAGTTGTCCAGAATAGATAATCCTTATTGTCATATTTAAATGTTGTTGAAGACTCAACACCGACACCAGTTCCAATTGTTTCATTTAGAATTTGCAAAAGTTGCCAATTGTTATCTGGAACTCCTTGGTCGCTTCCACAAATAGCAAGGCCGATTCCCATATCACCAGAATTTGTTCGAACGGAAATAGTCATTCCATAAATAGGATTTCCCAATTCAGTTGTCATATAGGTGAATACATGTGGGTCACGCAAGTCATTAGCCCAAGGTGATCCATCGCCCCACTTGATAAGGTCTTTCGGATCATCAAAACCATCCATAACAATTTCAGGTTCAGACCATTCATAAAGGTCAGTTGATGTTGAGTGAACAACAAACTCTCTATGTTGAGCAGGGTCATTCTGAACCTGAACACCAGTATACCACATATGATATACTCCATCAATCTCCATAATATCTGGTGCCCAAATGTAATTGAAATTATTTCGAAGTGGTTCAATAATAGAATCAACCTCTGTCCAATTCACAAGGTCAGTTGAAATTGCGTGAACAAACCCATAAGGATTGTTATAGTTTTCAGGGTTCCAAGGATGTCCAACAGATGCATCAATTCCAATTATATGATACAGATTTGAGTTGTCTTTCACCAAAGCAAAATCAACCATTCCATAGTCACCATCACGAATGAATTCCCTTGGTTCCCATTCAGGAATTGGGTTTGCTAGTGTGTTGTTTTCTGAACCATATTCTAATTCACATCCACCAAGAATGAATATGCTAAGAATTAAAAGTATGGTTTTCATTTTATCGACACCCTCCCCTACTGAAATAACCCTTTTTCATCAAGTCATTACTAAGACTATTGTCCTTCTTTATCAACTCACGAATTTCCTTCTGGGCTTCTTCATATTTTTCCATAAAATGAAACATTAAAAATCTCATTTCTGTCAATGCCGCTTCAGGACATTGAGTGGAATAAATTTGATAATCTGCTGAAGACAGATATTCCCTAATGTGATTGGGTCTGCGAGATTTGTAATTCATTTTAATCTCCTTCAGGAATTGTGAGAACATCAACAATAGCAAAGTCCCTATCCATATTGAAATCAAACCATCGCCTGTAATCTTCTCCATCGGTAGACTTCAGAAGAATACTGGAAGGTGAAATCTTTTCAACTTCCCAAACAGCACCATGCTCATTGATACGATTCTTTCCATGGTTGGAAAGGTGTTCGACCTTTACGAGAAATCCAATTTCAAACATTTTTAATCCTCTTCTTCATCATCATAATTCCAACAACGATCTTCTTCATCTAGATCTGTCTTAATTCGAATGTGTCCAATTATGATGGTTCCATTTTCATCATCCCAACCACAATCAAAGGGTTTTTCGAAAGTAACCCATTTTCCGTGGCCTTCACTTTCACAAAGATCTTCATGGACAACTCCAATTAGACCAGCATCTACGGGATACATATTCCAATTTTCATCGTAATAGCAACCATCACCCCATTTGGTGTCATGTCCCCAAATCTTTTCAGCATATTCTCCTTCTGGATACTTCCTGAAAAAATCAGTGTTTGACAGAACTTCGACCCAATTCCAATCAAAGACATAACAAGGGTCTCCAACATAATATCGACCAGCGGGCAAAGTGTAACTATTCATTTTTTTACCTCCGATTCAGACTTATTGATAATGTCCCAACATTTATCATTTGTTTTTCTAATTACATTTTCAATTGCCTGAATCTTTTGATTGTTATACTGATCACATAAACAAATTTCTTTGATTTCAGCAAGAGCGCAAAAAGCGGCGATTCTCAATTCTCTGTCATTCATTTTTCAACTCCTAAAATAGACCATCGGCAACAAGAATCAAAATTCCAACAAAGATTATCTTAACGATATTCCAATTGTTGTCATCAGCAAACCATCGCATTTTTACCATCATTCTTATCCTTTTCACATTCGAACGTGAAAAGGATCATCCCTTTCACGTTCAATCTTTTCCTTTACCGCAGTTTCAATAAATGCGATAATATCATCATGGGTACTCATGTGTTCAAAAACAGAAACTTCACAAAAGCAATCCGCTTGCTTTGTCCAATCATAAAATTCGGCAACCTTTGCTGTTAAATCACAGAGTCTAGAAATTGTATTCACCTTATTCACTTTTCACCATCCCAAGTTCTATTGATAAGTTCAATAGCCTTCTTTTCCATTTCTTCCTGACTGATTTCCATAGCACGGGAAAGTTCAGCCCTACGAGCGGTCATCATATCCTTGATTTCCTTGTGACGCTTGACACGTTCTTCGCGAAGAACGTGAGTATTGTCGCACTGCCACTGGCGAACGCCACCAGCATTGGAAATCTCAATCTCAACAGCTTCAAGGGCATCGGGAGAACTGGAAGGAATGTCACCATCACGAACAGCCTGAAACAGAATCTGTGAGGCAACCAGATGAATATCTTCACCAACCGTGGAAACAGCTTCGAACATATGGTTGACCATCAAGGTCTGAGCTTCGGTCTTGGTCAGAATGAACATTTTTAAACCTCGAAATGATTTCGCTTTGCCCAAACTCGGAGTTTGGTTTCAGCAATGATAGTTGAACCGGAAGTAGGAAGTTTTTCGCTCTTGAGAACCTTGTTGGTTTCTGAATCAAAAAGAATCAGATAATCGCGCTGAGTCTGAAATTTTAACATTGGAGGCTCCTTTAGCAACCGTGGGAGAAAGAATTGAAGTACTTTTTAGCTTCCTTGCGGGTCATCAGATCCTTGTCACGAACTCCGTAATGAGTTCCACCGGTATTGCAATCAACGATGGTGTATCTGTCACAATCCCAACCGGGAACTCCCGGAAACTTATCAACGATCTTATACTTTCCACCCATATCCCACTCAGGAACAACAATCTGTCCGAGCCGGAGCATTTTGTGTTTGTAGGGAGTTCCGAACATTGTAGGTCTCCTTGAAAGGGAATGTGTTTTTAACTAAGTACATTATACCTTAAAGGCCCAGAAAAGTATATAAAAAATTCAATTTTTCCCAAAAAAATATGGGCCCTATATTGTGGTCTATATTTGATATTATTGTTGAATCTAGCTCAAAAAAATGTACTTTAATGGGGGGTTTTAACAAAAAAATATGGGGCCTGCGGAATGCAAGCCCCTGAGTCAAATCGCCTGTCTATTTTTTAGTCATTTGTAATTTCAAAAATTGTATGCTTTTTGCTTCCATCTTCAAATGGAACCTTGATTGTTAAAATTCCATCCTTGTGATCGCAAGTAGCAATATCTGTGTCGAACTTTTTATCAATTGCGAAAGACCTCTTGAATGATGTTCTGCTGACTTCATTCAAATAGTATTCTCGCTTTTCTTTTGGTTGATGTGCTTCGACTTCAATCTTGATAGAATTTGTCGTAGGATCAACAATAACCTTAAGTTCATCTCCGTCTGGCTGAACAAACGGAACGAATGCTTGAATAACCAATCCACTTTCATCTTCATAGATGTTCGTCTTCGGAAGCTTTGCATCATCCTTGATAATTGGATTGCTTCGATTTGCCCAAAGCTTATTGAAAGCCTCGTCAATTTGCTTCTCAATAGACCTTGGAAAATAGTCATTTGCTACTGGAAGATTGGTAGTGTCCCAATAATACCAAGTTGGTTCTCCAGAGGTTGATGAAGTGTTAAATGTGTTTACCCATTGAATTAGACTTTTGTGTGCCATGATTGGCTCCTTTCTGTTAGTCAAATTGATCTAATTGGACAGGCGATTTGCTCTATCACGAATAAATATACACCAAAATAAAATGAGTGTCAAGAATTTTTATTTTTTTGAGCCCAATGGAACTGGACATCCTGGAAAGGATGTTTTATCTTCTACTTTTGTGTAAACCTTTCCTTCAATTATTATGTAATTAAATGAATCATCGAAAAATCCATAACGCCTACTTACCAATCTGAGAACATTGTCGAAGTCTCTTTGAAAGCAATAAATGGTTAGGTCATGATCATTTATGACAAAGGTGTGGTCATGTGACCTATGGTCTTCGTTTGGAAAACTAAAATTACAAAACTTTCCCAATGATGTTCCACACAAATCCATATTGGAAAAGGCAATGAAATTTCCAGAGTGTTTTTCATTTTTTAAATAATATTCTGGATCCATATCATATGATTGTGCGTAGCAGTTTGCGAAAACTGAAACTATCAGAAATACAATTGCACTAATCAACGCCACTTTTATAGCTTCTCTCATGATTTTTTAATTCCTTTTAATTTTATGGAAATCTTTTTATTTCCAATATCTCTGACTTCAACATCTGAAGCTTTAACGATTCTATCCTTTTCAACACAATGTTCAGATACAAACTTTTCACCATAAGCAAATACTGTAATTCGAATACATTTCTTTTTCTCTTCTTCTTTTCTGAACCCACGCCTTCCAGGCCCAGTGGTTCTTACTGGGAATTCTTCAATACAGATTCTTAATACTCGACCTCTTGTTGCAGTTCCAACCGTTGCGCCAAGTCTTCCCATTGTTGCCAATTTAACTGCGTGAGGATAATCACAATATCCTGGAATTGGAGGCGTAAGGTCGCAAATCTTTGGAATCTTACCCTTAACACCAGTTATATGAGCATCGGACAAATTACCTTTGGTTGCCACATTAACAGCATGTGGATAATCGCAAAAATTTCTATCTGGATTTGTTGGATCTACTTCTGGTATAATTCCACGAGTAGCAGTTACAGTTGCAACTCCTAATCTTCCTTTTGTCGCAAGATTAACTGCATGTGGATTTAAAGCCATGATTAGATTTCTGTAACTTTATAATTTGTCAAGTTTCCATTCACATCATATGTTGAAACTATATAATATGAATGAATTGGATTTGTTTCAGAATTAGCATCAGCCGCATTCTCATATGTATACATATTTGAAGTCAAAAGTCTTCCATTTGCATCATATGTTTGATTTTTCATAACGAAGTTTCCTTGGCTCAATCCAAGGATTTGTTTTGTTATTCCTTGTGTGTTCATTGAATCTGCTTCGTTTGTCGCAACAACATATTGTTCTGCTGTTGGTAGTGAAGATTCATATGCTCTGAAAACATAATCAACGGTATAATCGTAACCAGTGTAATTGTAATTATAAAAACCACCAGCAACTTCAGACATTGATAAACCACTTCCATAAGAAGTTCCATCAACTCCCCAAATAGAAATGGTTGGTGAAAGTCCAGTTGCTGGAGTTCCACCAGATGTAAAGTAAGCTACTAAATTCATTTTTTCTCCTTTATGAAATTGTTAATATCCTTGCATATTCTAAATATATCGGCCCTGTAATAATTCCTTGTTCTGTAAACTTTGGAAGATCGTTTGTCCATTCATACCAAATTGGAGTTGAGAAATCCCATGTGTACGATCCTCCAGTATAAGGTCCATATCCTGAATCATAAAAGTCGGATTCAGTTGTTGTTTCGTAGGTTACGGATCCTGAACTTGAACCTAATGCATAAACAGCATCTGTTGTAGAACTAGAATACCAACCACAGTGTATAAATGATGCTCCTACAAATGTTCCAGCAATTCCACCACATCGATCTGGATAACTCCCACCATCAATATCTCCAACCGAAAAACAGTTATACATATTGTTATAATTTAATGTACCAACTATTCCCCCAAATGTTGAATTACTACCCCATGTTCTTTGTACAGTCCCAGCAAAATAGCAATTTCGCAATTCCCCAGCAGTCCCTACAATTCCCCCAACACTAGCCGGGCCTCTCACAATACAATCAGCATAACAATTATCAATTCTTAAAGAAGAATAATTTGTTCCTGCAATTCCCCCGACAGTACCCTGGTTTGCCGTAATTGATCCCCCCGAAACAAAACATTTTGTAACATACCCTCCAGTGCCGATATATCCAACAATTCCTCCACAATATCTTCCACTTGTTGTGGTGATATTCGGGTTAATGAGTCCAACATTAGAAATAGTTTCATTGGTTTGACCAATTAACCCTACCCTGTCAGAAGTTGAATTGATAATTAAATCAGAAACAGTATAATCGTTACCATTGAATATTCCTAAAAAAAGCCCATGGTCAAGTCCTCCTATTGGAGTAAAATCATCTCCTATACCAACATAATCAGTTGTAGCTGAAGAAATATTGTTTTGTAAGTAAGCACTATATGATAATTTATTGTTTAAATCTTGAAGGTCCGTCCAATTATAAATGTACCAATTTGTAGATGGTGTAAGGGTTGGGAGTGCTGTTAATGATTCATACCATACAGGAGAAGAACCTGTAAATGTCCAAGCTGAATAAACCCCGTAATTATGTGGATAGAAATCTGATAATGTATTTGAAGACCAAGTATCTACTGAATCATCGGTTGGTGCCGAACCAAAACCACTGTCTGGATTTCCAGAAAAGTTATACCATCCACAATTTGAATATGATGCAAATGCATTTCTTAATCCTATAAATGCTCCAACATGGGTTGTTCCAGTAACAGCACCAACTGTATATGTATTATTAACTGAAACATCAGATGATCCAACAATTCCAATAACTCCACCAATTCCAGTTGCACCATTTAAAATATTAACATTTGTATAACAGTTATTAATTGTTACTCCATCTGTATAAGATGCTTGACCAATTAACCCTCCAACTGCATTTCCATATGCATCAATTTGTCCTTCAATAAAACAATTTTCAACAGTTGAAGATCCACCAGCACCACCAGCTAGGCCACCAACTCTACCGTCTGAATTTGATGTTTGAGTTATATCAATATTTTTTATTCCAAGATGTTTAACTGTACCACCAATAATTCTTCCAATTAACCCAACATCACTTGAATTATAATTGATTATTATATCAGAAATACTATTTCCTTCTCCATCAAATACACCATTAAAATATGGATCGGATCTTCCTATTGGAGTAAAATCATCTCCTATACCAACATAATCAGTTGTTGCTGATGAAATATTATTTTGAAGGTATGCACTATATGACAATTTGTTTTCAAGTTCTGTTAAATCTGTCCAATTATGAACTGTCCAATATAAAGAAGATTGAAGTGTTGGCAAATTATTTTGTGTTTCATACCATACAGGAGAAGAACCAGTAAATGTCCAACCAGTATAAAATTCATAATTGTGAGTATAAAAATCAGTATTGTCTGTTGTCTCATAGGTTACGGATCCAGAAGTATTTCCAATTGCATATATAGCATCAGTTGTTGTTGAAGAGTACCAACCACAATTTGTTATAACGCCACCAAAATCTTCACCAGCAAATCCACCGAAATTTATTCCAGATCCACCAGTTATTAAAACTTCACTTGTTGAAAAACAATTTGTAATATTTGTTCCATTTGATATATATCCAGCAAATCCACCAACAGAATACCCATCTGATAATACAAGACAATCGGAATAACAATTTTCAGCATCAGCAGTGCCAGTACAGTATCCAGCAAAACCACCTACTCTGGTATAACCTTTAATGTGTATGTTTTGAGTATAGCAATTTTTAACTGCTCCAGCCAATCTTCCAACAAATATTCCAAAATATTGCAATCCGATTGAATCTCTATAATATGAATCCTTAATAGCTAGATTTTCTACATATGCTCCAGTATCAATTGATCCAAAAAATCCCCACCTTGACGCACCCATATAACACACCAAATCTCTAATAGAATTATTTTGTCCATTAAAATATCCAGTAAAATATGTTGGAGAATTTGTATGACCTATTGCTTCCCAATCATCTCCAATACCGGAATAATCAGTTGTTGCAGAAGATAAATCGTTTTGAAGATATCCACTGTATGAAAGTTTATTGTTCATATCTTGCATATCTGTCCAATTCCAAATGGTCCAGTAATTAGATGTTTCGAATGTAGGAAGAGAATCTACATGTTCAAACCATATTGGACTTGAGCCAGTAAATGTCCAACCAGTATAAACTCCATAATTATGAGAATAGAAATCTGAGATATCTGTTGTTTCATATGTTACACTTCCCGACAAATTAGCCCATGCATAAATTGCTTCTGTTGTACTTGATGAATACCATCCACAATTTTCAATATTATTTGTTCCAGGGTTTCCACCTTCTGAAATAAGTCCACCTGATTGTCCAACTGATGTTGCATCTCCAGCCGCAAAACAATTAATAATTTCATTATAATTTCCAGGCATTCTTCCAATTAATCCAGCGGAATTTGAAGTTGTTGTATGAACATTTACATTTGCATATGAATTAATAAAATTTGTATATGAAACAATTGTTCCAACAATACCACCAGCATATGACATTCCAGTTAATGATCCTTCACAATAACAATTTGAAATAGTAGTATCTGTCCCCATATATCCAGCAACTACTCCAACACCTTGAGCATGGATTGGAGTAAATATAACATCTTCAAATCCAACCTTTTCAATTGTTGCACCATCTAATTGTCTAAAGAATCCAAAATATCCATAACCAGAATCCCAAGTTGATCGTAAATTTGAAATTGTGTATCCTTGTCCACTGAATACTCCTGAAAAATAAGATGTTCCATTATAAATTGGAACCCAGCTATCTCCAAGTCCAACATAATCAGTTGTTGCTGAAGAAATATTGTTTTGTAAAACACATGTATAATCTAATTTATTACTTATATCAGCGAGATCAGTCCAATTATAAATGTTCCAAATTGCAGATCCAGAATCAGAAGCAAGAACAGGAGTTGAACCTGAAATTTCAAACCAAGTTGGAGAAGAACCAGTGAATGACCATCCAGTATAAACTGGATGATTGTGTGTATAAAAAACAGATGCATCTGATTCTTCATAATCAAGAGTATATCCAGTATCAGTTCCAATTGCATAATCTGGATTTCCAGAAAAATTATACCAGCCACAACCAGATATTTCTACATTTTCTCCACCAATTTGACCAGCAAATCCTCCATGAGCATATGTTGCATCAACAGAACCAATACAAAAACAATTAAAGATCTGATTTCCAGTTACATTTGATATATTTCCAACAAATCCACCAACACTACCAGATTCATTTCTCCCAAAAACATCAACACTAGAATAGCAATTTGAAATTTTTGTCCCCTGCCATACAAATCCAACAACACCACCAGTTTCAGTATAACCTGATAGCTTTCCAGTCACATAACAATTTTCAATTATTGAAGAAGAACTTGTTATACCAGCAATAGCCCCAGTTCTACTGTGCGTTGAAAGGAGACTAATATCTAAAATGGCTAAATTTTGAACTGTTCCACCATTTATATATTTAAATAAACCATTTTGATCTTCTGAAGATCCTGTCATAATTAAATCTGAAATACTATATCCAGATCCATTTAAACTTCCACCAAAAGCTCCACTTATTGGTTGCCAATTATCCCCTATACCAGAATATCCAGATGTAGAAGAATCAAGATCATTAACAAGATAATAATCTTCAGTTAAATTTCCACTTATTGATGCTAATTCAACCCAATTAGATATTGCTGTTGCCATTTATTAAACTCCGCTATAACTCATTGTGAAATGAAATTCATCAACAGAGGTTCCACCTGTTGCAGTTGTTGTTAACCAAACCATATTGCCAGCGGGAAGAGAAGTTGAAATGTCTGTGTGTTCAATTGAAGTTGTACTTGTTGATGTTCCACTTACTAATAATGTTCCTCCAGTATAATCAGATCTATCAGTTCCATATCTCAATTCCCAAGTAACAGAAGGAGAAGTTCCAACACAAACCGTATGGGCACTCACAGCAGTCATAACAACTGGATTATAATAAAGGGTCACATTTTCATCAGATCTGGTTGCTCTTAAAGTTGTAGCTTTTGTATCCCAAGTTATAGATTGGGATAAACCAACAGTTGAAGGTAAAGCTTCAACCCAATTTGAACCATCATATATTTTTAAAACACCCAAAAGATTTCTCCTATCCAGTTATAATTATTTGAGAAGGTCCAGATCCTTCATCTTGAGATTGATACGCTCCGATGTCTGTTCCAACTGTGGATCCAGATCCACCAAAATCAACTCCTGCATTTATACATTCACTATCCGAAGCTAAAGTATAATCTCCACCAACTTCATCGGTAAATCCTGGAGCAACGTCAACATTTAAATCTTTATATCTTTGCAATATATTTGAATATCCGCTAACTATTGAATCATTAATGTTATTTCCTTCAACATAATTAATTGGAATAATATATGACGAATTATAGGTATTATTATACACTCCCCAATCACAACCATAAACATTATTATTTAATCCAATACAAACAGCATCAGGTGCAATTTGTAATCCATAATATGTGGTCCCATCAACTCCATCTATCGTACAATTTGTTATTGGACCATTACCATTGTACATTGCATATAAATCCCCAACTGAAATACAGTATTCAATAGATCCTCGGCCGCAATAAAATCCATGTCCACCATTATTTTGAGATTTGCATCTTACAAAATAACCTTCATTTACTCTAACCCCATCGCCAGTATTTCCCGTAAAACTACATCCAATAAATGCAATATTATTATTTATTGAACTTACACCATAATTTCCATTATCAATAAAATCACAATTTTCAAAAGACATACGAGATTGGGCCCAAGCAGTTGTCATGGTTAAACCGTGATCTTGGGCACCTTTTAAAACCATATTTCTAAATGTGGTTCTAATATTAGAAGTTGTCGAATATGTTAGACAATTTGTATATGCAGACCCTTGTATTACAAATTTTCCATTATCACCTGGAGTTGTTGTATATCCCTCCCAAATATTATATGCATTGGAATCCCCATATGCACTGACATTTACAGTTTCATCATAATCTGTTCCACCCTTAATGTAAACATGATCGCCAGTAGAAAGACCACTTGCGGCATGAGAAATTGTTGCCCAAGCTTCAGTGGTTCCAGTTCCACTATTTCCATCGTCACCAGTTACATTGTCCACATAATAAGTTGCCATTTATATCAATCCTCTGTAAAAGTTACGCCAATTACTAATTTTGTTGGAGTTCCTGAAACTGAAACCCCTGAATAGTAAAGCCAATCATTTTCATCTAATGTGGCATTACTGAATGTTGTTGTTGCTGAAACAGCAGAATATGCAGTCTCATCACTTCCGAATATATTTGTTCCAGTTGTGAATGGAGCAGATTCAGGTCTTTCCTCTAAATTGAAAACACATGTTCCAGTATCCACCATATATGAAATTCTTGTTATTGTACAATTAAACGGAACTGTCATCAGAGGAAATTCATCCCCTGCAACCGGACTTGTTACATATAACATTTTTTTATGAGTTTGTTTTATTGAAGATCCAGTTGCAACTGCATCTGTATCATACCATAATTGACCAGTGACTGGTGAAGCTGGAAGTGTGGGAGTACCAGATTGAACAGCGGCTAAATATCGATTATCATGGTCTGAATTTTCTTCTGGGTTTGATTGTAAATCTGTCAGACCAGAGTGAGATGTTACAAGATTAAGTGTTTCCCCACTCCAAGCGTTGGCAGAATCTCTCCAAACCAGAACTTGACCGTCTGTTGAACCGCCAGATAGGATGCTTCCAGTGACGGAAGGATCATGAGTATGTGCCGCCGCTATATTAACCCATTCTGAACCATTATATATTTTTAAATTACCCATATTTTCCTTATCCTGCCATTACTATTCTGGTTCCTGAACCTTCGTCTTCTGATTGATGTGCCCCGATATCCATGCCGTTGCCAGATGTTCCAGATGCATCAGTTCCTGCGTTGCGAGCGGGGCTGGTTGTGTTCAGGCGGTAGTCTCCGTTTACTTCGTCTACGAAGTCGGGGGCACTAGTGATGTCGTAGCCCTGCTCCGATGAAGGCACGGTTGTGTTATAATCAGTGGTGTTGGAGTTGAGCAAATTGTTGCGGATCACGACCTCGTATGAACCAGGATTGGTGGTATCAATTCCTGTCGTGCAATCGTAGAAAATATTGTTCGCTATCAAAACGGGTGGTATTCCACCATATGTGATTCCGAAATCCGTATCCTGGGCATCGCCGTCGATAGTGTTGTTGACAAAGATGCCGCCACCCATATAGTTGCCAGAACCAGCATTAGACAACATTTTGCAGAACAGCACGTTCGTTGTCATAAAACCGTGATCACCATTATTCGACGCAACGCAAAACGCCACCCATGCTCTCGCCCCGCCAGTCTGAAACCCCCGACCCCCGTTTCCATCTGCACTACAGGCGTAAATTGCTGAGTCATATCCAATGAAAAACCCACCCACGGCGTTATTGTTGGCCTCGCAGTCCTGAAATAAAATTCTCTGTGTGTTGCAACCAGCACCTGTGTTCGTGGCCCTCTCAAAAATTCCGTTCCTTATTCGATAGTAAGCTTGACCGATGCCGGAAATGGTTAAACAATTTGGTCTTGAGCTTTCTGCATCAATCGTAAACTTGCCGCCGTCTCCCGTGGTTGAGCTGTAGCCCTCGACATCTATCCAGCCATTTGACGAACCAGCGGTGTCAATGGTCACGGTTTCAGTGTAGTCCGTCCCACCCTTGACCCAAATCTTGTGCGGGCCAGTGCCAGCAGTAGTTACCCAATTCATTGCCTGATCAATGGTCAGGAACCCATCGGCTTCCGAACTGCCGTCATCTGCTCCCCCAGTTGCTTGGTTGTTAACGTAGACTGTCGCCATTACTAAACCTCATCTATATCATTATTCGGAATCTCCACTGGAGTTGGATGATATTCATACACACCAGCATCTGTTTGTCTTCCATAAATTATATCGTGATAAATTGGGGTCACGATATCAACACCATCAAGTGTTAAAACATCCGAATCAGTCTGAACCTTAGTTCGTCTAATTGTTGTATTGCATTTAATCATTATGCTTCCAGCAGGAGGTTCGCAATTAACCAAATTACAATTTGTAAATATGCATGGTCCTTGACCAGTTAAAATTGGAACTCCAACCCAATCAGGATCATCAAAGACTGGCTCAGACTGAGAAAAATTACATCTTTCAAATTCGGTTTCTGATCCAACATCAGGATTTGGGTTCCTTGAAAAATTCTTATTTGAAATCATAAATCTACTCCAATCTTATCTGCTAATGAATTTATTTGTCTTGCCATATCAATAACCTCTTTAAAAATTGGATCGTTTTGATATAACTGAATTAATTGCTCTTTATTCATTCTATTCACAATTGGGGCATAATTAGTTCTGATCAATCCATAAATGGTTTGCAATTGTTCAAGATAATTTTGATATGCGGCACTTTGTGTATTAGTCGTATAAGCCATTATTTTAATCCTCCGTAAAGTTTATCCCGATCCATAATCCAGTTGGAGATGATGATACCGAACTCGCTGAAAAATGTAACCAAGTATTTGCTGATAAAGTTGCGTCTGCAAAAGATGTGCAAGCAGACATTGTTGTTGTTGCAGATTCGCTACTAGTAAATATATCGTTTCCAGCTACCCAAGGTGTTGTTTCTGATCTTTCTTGTAAATTAAATACACAAGTTCCAGAATCAACTACATGGGTTATTCTTGTTATTGTGCAATCAAAGGGAACAGACAATGCTGGGAAACTATTTCCAGAAACTGGATTTGAAACATATATTATTTTTTTATGATTTTGTTTTGCAATTGTTGCTGGAGCAGTTTCATCTGTATCATACCA